TGAGATGGAAGAGGTCGAATTTGTTTGCCCTCTTTCTACCAAAGATTCTGACGTAAATTCGGAAAACAAAGAAAACGCTATTCAGGAATATGCTTATGGCCCATCTGTAAAGAATTGGGAAAAGAAGAAGCAGATTTGTGGAACTTGCGCGTATTATAACATTCGTTCAAGCATGCTGGACTGCATTGAGAATGGTCTTGGTATGGATGAGGGTAGCGAAGTTGGTTATTGCGAAAAGCTAGATTTTACCTGTGCGGCTGAAAATGTGTGCAACGAATGGGAAAAAGGCGGTCCTATTAACGACTTTGAGGACATTAACACGCTTGAGCCGATTGAGGGTAACGAGAGGGATATTTTCTAATGGCAGTCGAACGTGGATTGGGTTCTGGTGGCTTGCCTGAAGCTCCTATGATTCCAGAGCAGGAAATGCTTCAGAATGTAATTGATTTACCTGCGCAGCCCGGAGTTACTGAATTTGACGATGGCAGCGCGATTATTGGTGAATATGAAGAGGAGCAAGCTCCTATTGCTGACGTTGGCTTTGATGGCAACTTGGCAGAGGTTGTTGATGAGGCCGAGCTTGGTCGTATTTCTTCTGATTTGGTAAATTCTATTGAGGATGATTTAGCGGCTCGTGAGGATTGGGAAGACACATATAAGCGCGGTTTAGAGTTTCTTGGTATGAAGACTGAGGAGCGTTCAGAGCCGTTTGAGGGGTCTTCTGGGGTTATTCATCCATTGCTGGCTGAGAGTGTTACGCAGTTTCAGGCGCAGGCATATCGTGAGTTGTTGCCAGCCACTGGCCCTGTTCGAACATCTGTTGTTGGTGCGCAGAATGAAATGCTTGTTAAGCAGTCTGAGCGCGTCAAGGATTACATGAATTATATGATTACTTACGAGATGGAAGAATATGATCCTGAGTTGGATCAAATGTTGTTTTATCTCCCAGTAATTGGATCAACATTTAAGAAAGTTTACTTTGACCCGCTCAAGGGGCGTGCGGTCAGTAAATTCATTCATGCTGAAGACATGATTGTTCCTTATGGCGCGACTGATTTAATGTCATCACCGCGGATTACACATCGTATTACGATGGATTCGAATGAGGTTCGCAAGTTGCAGCTAACTGGATTTTACCGTGACATTGAGTTGCCCGGAGAATCTGAGAGTGACACGGCTGCGATGGGCGAAGTTGAAGAGTCTATTGATGACATTCAAGGCGTACATCCTAGCGGTCCATCTGAAGAGTTGACCTTATATGAGGTTCATACGTCTTTGGACATTGAGGGTTTTGAGGATATGGGCGCTAATGGCGAGCCTACAGGTTTGCGTTTGCCTTATATTATTACGATAGTTGCTGACAGCGGCGATGTTTTGTCTGTTCGTCGCAATTATCCAGAGATGGACCCAATGAAGCGTGCGAAACAATATTTCGTGCACTACAAGTTTTTGCCGGGTCTTGGTTTTTATGGCTTGGGGCTAACGCATATGATTGGCGGTTTAGCGCAGGCTTCTACTTCTATTTTGCGTCAATTGATTGATGCAGGCACGCTCTCCAATCTTCCAGCAGGCTTTAAGGCCCGTGGCGCTCGTATCCGCGATGAAGACAATCCCCTTCAACCGGGTGAGTTCCGCGATATTGATGTGGTTGGAGGCACCCTGCAAGGCTCATTGATGCCGCTCCCCTTCAAAGAGCCTTCAGGGACGCTTTATAACCTTCTAGGAACGCTTGTAGACGCTGGACGTAGGTTCGCATCTATGGCTGACATGAAGGTTGGTGAGATGAGCGGTGAGACGCCCGTTGGCACCACGATGGCAATTATGGAGCGCGGCACAAAGGTTATGTCTGCGATTCATAAGCGTTTGCACTATTCTCAAAAGATCGAGTTTAAGCTGCTTTCGAGAATATTTGCTGAAACCATTCAGGCGTATCCATATCCTGCTGACATGCAGATGGGTCCAGAAGTGTTTGTGCAAGACTTTGATCAGCGAATTGATGTGTTGCCGTCTTCTGACCCGAACATTTTCTCTATGTCGCAGCGTATTGCTCTGGCGCAAACTGAGTTGCAGTTGGTTCAGTCCAATCCTCAAATTCACGGTGGCCCACAAGGCTTATATCAGGCGTATCGTAAGATGTACGAGGCGTTGGGCGTCAATAACATCGACGCGATACTCCCACCTCCTCCACAGCCACAGCCTGCGAATCCATCTAAGGAAAACCAGAATGCTCTTATGGGTGCTCCTTTGCAGGCATTCCCTGATCAAGACCATGAGTCCCACATAGAGGCTCATATGGCGGTTATGTCCACTCCTGCTATGCAGCTTAACCCGAATGCTATTATGGCGCTGCAAGGCCACATACAGGAGCATATTGGGCTATTAGCGGAGGCACAGGCCCAGCAAGAGATTATGAGCCAGATACCTCCAGAGCAGATGCAAATGATGCAACAACAGGCTCAGATGATGCCTCCGCAAGAGGGTCCACAAGGTCCTATGCCGCCTGATCCTATGATGCAGTTTAAGCCGCAAATAGATGCGCGTGCTGCTGAGATTATTGCTGAAATGACTGAGCAACTTGCGCAAGCAGTAGCTCCACCGCCACAATCTGATCCACTCGTGGATATCCGAAATCAGGAGCTTCAGTTAAAAGCTGCTGACTTACAGCGCAAGCAATCTGAGTTTGAAGCGAAGCAAGAATTTGATCGTGAGAAAGAGCGCAATGACGTTTTGACTGCACAGCAAAGGATTGACGTTTCAGAAGCTGCATTAGCTGACAAGACTAGGGTTGCAGAGGAGCGCATTCAGACGCAGAGGGATATAGCTGCGTTAAACGCTAGTATGAAAGGTCAGTAATATGGCATCGTCTATAAGAGAAAAGATGGCTGAACAGGAGAAAGCCAAGAAAGTTGCGCGGAGGAACGCTAATGCCGTTGAAGCAGGGGTCAAGTCAGCAGACAATCAGCCAAAACGTGTCGAAGCTAGTGTCGGAGGGGTATCCGCAGAGGCAAGCGGTGGCGATAGCGTTAAGCCAGTCGCAAAAAAGAAAAAAGCCCCCGTCAAGAAAAAAGCCAGTAAAAAAAGCTAAGGGCGGCGCGGTTTCTAGGTTTAGCAAAATAGCTAGACCCCAGAAGTTCCGAGGTGTTTTCTGATTTTGTGGTAATTGTACTTGTGTTTCCCGCATAATCGCATACTATATGCGGTATGGACGCAATACATCTTGCAGATTATTTATACAAAGGCATACGCGAGCGCAGTGTGCGTCTTAAAGACAAGCTCGCGGATGGTTCGATACAAACTTTTGATGAGTATCGGTATTTAGTAGGTGAAATACGCGGCATGGCCTACGTCGAAGACGAATTAAGGACCGCGATGAAAGGTATAGAATACGCAGATGACTAAAAAGTTATTTGTGCCACAGCACGTTGCTAAAGCAGCGGAAAAGGCCATAAAAGGTGCAGGGGCAATGCCCAAGCCTATCGAAAACGCGTTTGGCAAAGGCGCGGATAATAAAAACGAAGATGATCCTTCCAAGATGGAGGCTTCTTCACTTGAGAGATTGCCACAGCCTACGGGCTATCGCGTTCTTATCATTCCTTATTACCCTAGTGAAAAGACAAAAGGCGGCATTATTGTTCCTGATCAGGTTCGTGAGCGGGAGTCTTTTGCTACGGTAGCGGCTTATGTCGTGAAGCTAGGCCCTGATGCCTACATGGATACCCAGAAATTCCCAAATGGTCCTTGGTGTAATGAGAAAGATTGGGTTCTTATAGGAAGATATAGTGGAAATAGGTTCAAAGTGGAAGGTCTTGAGGTTCGTATCATAAATGACGATAATATTATCGCTACGATTCTTGACCCAAAAGACATTTCGTATGTATAAGGTAATGGAGAGCAAGGAAAATGGCTATGTCTGAAGACATTCGTGAAAACGAGGAGCTTGAGAGCAATACCTCAGTCGAACTTGATGATGATCAAGACGATCAGGTTATTGAAGTTTCATCTGACGATGATGAAACAACCCGAACAAATGTTCGGGAAAAATCATCTGGTGATGACGAATTAGAAAATTACAGTGATTCCGTTCAGCGTCGAATCAATCAATTAACCGCAAAACGTAAGCAAGCTGCTGAAGAGGCGCAAG